TAACGATCACGTCAAAAAACTTCTTTCAGTAGCAATAGAAGTTCAAGAAATGTTTATAAACCCTGCAAAAACCATAGATAAAGCAAAAATAAATAAGCAAATAGCAAAAAAACTGGAGAATAAATGAAGTCTACAATAACTAAAGAACAATTTAAAGAATATTTAGATGTACAAGAAAGTGGATTATATAATATGATTGACCCAAGAGCAAGAGAATTAACATCATTATCTAGGTCTCAATGGATAAATATAATCAGTAATTATAGTAAATATTCTAAAAAATGGAATATGTAATGATTAAAACACCAGAAGAAATGGAAATGTATGAATATGCATCAGTTATATTACACGACAATGGAGACATAGAACACGCTGCTAGAATATGTGATAAATGTGGAAATGGAATGATGACAGGCTATTGCTTTGCAGGAGGCGATCAATATGCTTGTAGCGATAAATGTTTAACTAGCTTACCAGCCTATGGCAATCAAAAGAACGAAAATTGGACCATGGAAGAATGGTGTAAGCATTATGATGAGGATGATGGAGATAGTTATTGGACAGATTGGGTAGAGTGCGATGAAGAAGAGTGTCATATATGTGAAGCAATAATAGGAGAACAAGATGGCTAATCAAATGAGCTGGAATGATTTGTTGCAAGATATGTCAAAAGAGTTGAATATTGCATATAACAAAATCGAGGAATTACAAATGCAAAAAGAAAGAATAAAAATCAAAAAACGCAAATATACAAAAAAAAGTAAAACCTTTATGCAACAAGTAGAAAAAGGGTTTTACAACTTTTTAAAATCACCGTTTAAATCTTAGGAGGTAATCCACATGCCAAAAGATGTATTTGACAAACACGATAGCGGTATCACTATTAGTGATGCTATTTTAATATATAAAAGAATGATCGAAGACCCTAAGTATAAAGGAGTGTCTCACGGTTCTGCTGCTTACAAAAGAATGAAGCAACTAGAAATACTATACAACTCAGGTCTTAGATACTTTCCTAAAAAGAGAAAATGGAAATAACTCACCCCTTTTTTCCTATCTATTACATTAGCTTACATTAACAAGCAAAGCTCGAGCACGCCGACTAAGGGTTGTGAGCTAATGTAAAATGGGTGCTGAAGCGTATAAAATAAGCGTTGATAACAAGTTGCAGTCTTAGACATTTATATGCAAGATTGTAGACGCTGACTCCAGACGTGGTTATATCAGCTTTAGAACCAAGAAGACGGTTGCGTCACGCAAGGTTCGCCCAAATTTTTACTGTAAAAAGCCAGACTCTGTGTAAACTCGAGTTGATACCCTCACTACAACGTTCACGTGTATGGGAGAGTCTGGTAAATATTAAGGAGTAATTATGTATAATGAAGAAATATGCACTAAATGTGATAAACCACTAACGTGGTCCGAAAGTGCAAGACAAGAATATGATCATAATCTAGGCGAATATTACGAAATATTTATAGATGTACAATATTGTGAAAGATGTGATTATGCACAACAAAATGAGGAGGAAGAATGAGTAAAAGTAGAACTATAGCTTATGTAACGTGGGCAGTAAGTAATGCACTACGCATTGCTAAAGACTATACAAATAAAAGTATAGACTGGGTAGCCAGTAGAAAAAGATTCGATGTAGAAATAACGCTGCAAGGTGTTGTTATGGAATCTAGAATTGGCTTAACAGCAACAGAAATAATTGCATTACTCGATACAATGAGTCATTTCGGTAATGTACAAATACACGTAACTAACTCAGGAGGACAAGATGACAACATCAATACCAGAAAACAGTCAGGAGTTCATTCAGAATCTGAAGATAGCTCTGATGACACACATGCCGAAGAAAACGGCAAAGAAACCATACATACCTACTAAATATTCTAGGTTCGACCACATAAGGAATATGGAAGAGGTAGAACTGTCAGAATGGTATGCAAAACACAAACATTTTTATGACAAAATTGCTAAAGGCAATAAGAAATTATTTGTGTTAAGAATGGTGTCAAAATTAATGTACGCTAACTTGCTAAGAAAAAAGATTATAAATCTAGCATAGCGTACTCTGGATAAATAGAGATGGGTCCTATCGCAAGTGGGACCCGTCTTTTAACCTATAGGAGATAAAATGGGTTATAGAAGTGAAGTAGTAATAGTAGTACCAAGAAAAAGTAAACAAGATATTTTAGATATAATTCCAGAAGAAGATTGGGATAGAGTATCTGATAGCCCTAAAGATGATTATGGAAATGAAGAAGAAACAACATTATTTTATTACTCAGCAGTAAAATGGTATCCAAGATTAGTTTCACCTATTGATGGAGAAACAATACTTGGTGGATACGATGCAGTAACTAAAGTAATGGATTATCTTACAGCATTAGACGAAACAAAAGGAAGTAGTAAGTATGCTTTTCTACGTTCAGGAGAAGATTTCGAAGACGTAGAAGAGCTAGGAGATCCATATAAATATGGAGTATACCTTAATAAATCAATAGACTTTTAAATAAAGGAGAAATTAAATGGTTCCAAAAGATAAAAAAGAAGTTACATCAGTATATAAAACAAAAGAATATCATTGGTTCACATTTATTACGGGGAATAGACCTGTAATAAAATCACATTTATCAAAACTAATTATATCAATGAAAGAAGAATATGTACCTGTTCCAATAATTGTAAATGAAAGTTTAGAAATAATTGACGGACAACATAGATATCACGCTTGTAAAGAGCTTGATTTAGAACTTCACTACATTATAATTAAGGGTTTGAAATTAAAAGACGTTCAAAGATTAAACATATTAATGAAAGCTTGGACAGCAGATTCTTTTATGAATTGTTATTGCGATTTAGCACTTGATTCAGACTCAGGAGAATATGATGATTATGTAGAATACAGCGAATTTAAAAGAGAATATGGATTTGGTCACAATGAAACACAGACAATGTTATCAGGAAAAACAATGTTCTCTGGAAAACTAGCAGACGACTTCAGAAAAGGAGACTTTAAAATAAAAAGCATTAAGAAAGCTAGACAAATAGCAAATCAAATACGTGAAGTAAGCGAGTATTACTCTGGATATAAGCGTAGAGGATTTGTTATAGCTATAATGAAATGCTTATCTAACCCTGAATATGACCATAAAAGGTTCATAGCAAAATTAAGTTATCAAAAAGATAAACTTAGTGACTTCAGACATTGGCAACAGTATCTAACTGTTATACAAGATATATATAATTATTATGCCAAAGAAGAAGATAAAGTAATGTTAATATCACTATAAAGGAGAAAATATGACTGAAACAGATAAAAGATATTTTATAAAAAGAATCAAAGATATTCAAACAGAATTGGTTGAAGATATGCCTGATACTCCCAAAATATCATTTGATGAATATAAAAATAAACTTGCTGAAGAAGTAGAAAGAGTCTATAGAAATAGAACTAAAACTAAATCAGATGCATTAATTAGAAATATGTTTAGTAGAGTTTCAAATCAAATAACAGACGCTCAATATTATGGACAGCATTGTTATAATTTTGAACATACAACTGTAAGTATTTTAAAGCTAATTCCAGAAATTAAAACAATTCAAAATAAATTGAATAAATTAATTGAGAAAAGAAAACAGGAACAAGCTGATATAACTAAAAACTTACATAGTAAAGCAAATGAAATATGTGATCATATACGCTTTGATGATATAGAAGAACATTACGGAAAAGATATCAAAGAAGTAATGAATGATTTTCGTAATTTCTATACTAATAAAAAAGCAGCATAAGGAGGATAAATGGCACATCAATTATTAGATGATACTATGTTTTATGTCGGAGAAACACCTTGGCATAAACTAGGTATCAAACTAGAGAAACCACCAACTATAGAAGACGCATTAGTTCAAGGTAATCTTGATTGGAGTGTAATAAAAGTACCTACAGTATATAAATTATCTAACAATATCGATGATGTTACTGAGCCAGTATTTGAAACTGGTCATTATGTAACTGTTAAGAAAGATACTAATACACCACTAGGTAATGTATCTGCTAAGTATGAGATACTGCAGAATACTAATGCATTTGAACCTTTTGAGATTTTACTCGATAAAGGATATGCGTTAGAAACTGCTGGTGCTGTAGACGAAGGCAAAAAAGTATGGATACTTGCTAAAAAGCCATCTACTGTTAAAATAGGAGATGACGATTTATTGCAATATGCATTATTGATGAATTCACATGATGGCAGCACTCCCGTGTACTTACAGCCTACAGATGTAAGAGTCGTATGTGCTAATACTCTAAACTGGGCTTTAGATAAAAAGTCAGATATGAGATTCTCTATTAGACATACAACTGGTGTAAATGACCGATTAAAACAAGTATCAGGCATACTAAAAGATGCTGATGCTAATTGGTCCAGAGCACATGAAATAATGAAGAGGATGCACGAACACAAAATTGACGAAAAACAAGCAGAAGCTTACTTCGAAGTTGTCATACCTTACTTACGTAATCGTGGATTAAGTGGTAAGAACAAACTTGGAGTAACTCATAGAGACTTTGCAACCCCAGTATTTAACCAGCTAAAGAGTAACTTTAGGTCTGGTCGTGGGAACAAAGGAGAAACCCTATGGGATGCTTATAATGCAGTTACCGAATACTTTGATCATCAGAAAAATCATAAAGATTGGGTCAAAGGAACACAATTTGGTATATCAGCAATGTATAAGCGTGATGCGTTCTTATACGGAAAGCGAATTGTTAGCGATAAGATGTCTGATGGAATAACAATAGCATAAAAAACAAATGGAATTGGGGATTGGTATATAGTGACTTATGTAACATAGTCCTCCTTCTTGGCTAATCCCTAATTCCTGATATTATTCAACTTCCAAGGTTGAGTAATTGTAGTGATTTTCGTAAATTAATCGGTTAAAAAAGAGGAAAATAAATGAAAACTATACATGAAAAACTAAACTATATCCAGACCAATCTAAAGGTCAAGAAAGAAAAAGTAAACAGCTTTGGTGGATATAAATATAGAAATCTAGATGATATTTTTGAAGCACTTAAACCATTACTTAAAGAAACTGGATGCGTAGTAACTGTTTCTGATGAAATACAAGAAGTAAATGGATTTAATTATATAGAATCAACTATGTCGTTATCTGATGGAACAAATACAATACCAGTCACAGGCTGGGCTAGAGAAGCCGTAAGCAAGAAAGGTATGGATGATAGCCAGATAACTGGTGCAACATCATCATACGCTCGTAAATACGCAGCTAATGGCTTATTTGCTATTGATGATACAGCAGATGCTGATAGTATGGATAACAGACCAGAGACATTAATAAATGGTAAACTTCCAAAAGCTGGACACATTACTGTAGATCAAAACGTAAAACTTGAAAGATTATCTCGTGATCCTAAGTTTAAAGGAGCAGATATGCAGAAACAAGTAAGAGAATTTATCAACTCAAATCCTACAAAGGAAGAGGCTGATGCTAAAATTCTTAAACTAAACACAATAATAAAAGAGGGTAAATAATGAGCGAACAAAACAATAATGGTATATTTACTAAAAACGTCAAGATAATTGACGCTAGCGTAGAATATACACCACCAAAAGAGGGATGGCAGAAAAGAGCAGATGATATAATTCTTACATTAACATTAGATGTAGGAAATCCTGAATTTCAACCAGAACTCAAACTTCGTGGATACTTTAACAAGAAAGAAGATGGTTCTTTCCAGAATAACGGAACAGCTACAAAGATTAAAATATTATTTGATAGCGTAGGAGTTAACTGGGAAAATTCTTTTGTTAAAGAAAGCTACGAACTTACCGATTCTTCTTTAGAGGAATTAGCAGGTAAGGAGTTTTGTAAACTTTCTTATGTTTGGGGAGTCAAAGACAACGGCAAATCAGGATGGAATGATTGGACAGAAGTCGGAAAAATTGGAGATGACCAAAAACTAAAAGATAAGTTTCTTGATGCAGTAAAGAATAAATGGGTCAGAGATTATAGACCAAATGCATCAGTAGAGCAAAAATCATCTGAAGAATCAAAAGTTGGTAGCGATTTCCAACTTTAGCACGCTCTAATCCCAAGGGGAGCTAGGTTATCTAGTTCCCCTTTCTTATTAACTAAATTAGTACGGAGTGATAATGAACTATGAAGACTATTATGTCGAAGTAGCAATTGGAGATGTATCGTCTAGAAATCAAGTAGTACCATATAACGAAGTAGGAAGAATAGTTGATGGAAATATTGGTAAAGAAGTGTACAGAAGTATGTTTCTTTATCAAAAAGACATAAAAGACCATATTAAAGATACTGGAAGTATCAAAGGATATAGGGGAGTACAAGCAATTGACAAGATTGTCTTTGATGTTGATAAAGGTGCAGATGAAAGTACCGATATAAAACAAGAGACAAATAAGTTAATGAAAAAACTAGTAAAGCTAGGCTGCAAAACAGAGCATATAAGTATATGGTTTAGCGGCAGAGGTTTTCACGTTGTAATCCCGGACCTATATGGTTTTAAACCATCAGCAGATATTGCAAGAGAAGTAAAAGCTACGATTGCAAGAGACTTTGGAAATTCAATAGATTTGATCTACGACTCAAAAAGGCTAATTCGTTTACCTTTCTCACTAAATAAAAAAACAAATCTATATAAAACATATTTAACTCATTCACAATTCCTAGCATTGTCATATGATAATATAATGGATTATTGTAAAGAGCTTAGATTTGATAGACCACCAGTAGTTAACGGAGTAACAACTATCTGGAAACCAATGGAACATACTAAAAAAGAAGTAAAAGAGGAACGTACTGTTCTTGAAAACGCCACATATCAGACTAATGCAGATGTAACCTGCGGTCAGCATATCTTTAATAAAGGTGCTGCCGTTGAAAATAGGCACATAACATTATTAAGACTGGTATCTATTTGGCGTAGAAAAGGCTTTACTCAAGACCAATGTATGTTACTTGGAAAACAATGGATTGATACATATCCTGATAACTTTGAAAAATCAGAAATAAAACGTATTGTAGTAGATACATTCAGTAGACCATATGAATTTAATTGTCAAGATGAAGTACTTGAGGCACATTGTGACCCTAAGTGTAAATACTTTAAATCAAAAGATTATGGTTCCAATATTAAGTTAAAGAATATTGATGAAATTATCGAAACATACAAACAATACATAGAAGACGCAAAGTATAACAACACATTCAACTTTAAAGATTTAGTTGACATACAAGACGATTATATCTTTAACGCTGGAGACCTTGTTATTCTTGGTGGAAACACTAAAATAGGTAAAACAGCATTTGTTCAATGGGTTGTATCTCAAGTTCCAGATGTAAAGACAGCATTTATGTCCTTAGAAGTTGGTGAGAATCTAATAAATAGAAGATTCTTCCAATGTATCATAGGCTTAAATAAAGATAACTTTAAAGAATGGAACGAAGAATACGATCAATACTTAAAAGAGGGAATGAATCATATAAGTGTAACTGATGATTCTCCTGATATAAGAGATTATCATAAGATAATTGAAACATATAATCCTAAAATGCTGGTAATAGATACTATAGATACTATTCCAGCTAAATACTACCAAGAAGAATATGAAAGACAAAACTTTATCATTAAAGAATTAAAGTCTTTAGCAAATAAATATAAGATTATCATATTTGGTATATCTCATATTTCAAAGTATGCTGCACAGCAACTTGAGAATGGCGAAAGACTTGGTATTCACAGCTTTAAAGGTAACTCTGTTATCGAACAAAAAGCTGATAAAGTAATCGGCTTTGAGCAACAAAGCGATAACGAAAAGATAAGGATTATTTCTACTCTTGGAACTAGGGATGAAAGCCCTTTTGAAGTAAGAATGACATTCAATTACGAAACATTCTCGTTTGAACAACTATAAATTAAAGGGTGTTACTATTAGTATATCAACTGGACTCCGTACCCAAATGATTACAAGTGTAATACCCTTTATTTCCCTAATAATTATGGAGGAAACATGGGAGCATGGGATAAATTATACATAGAAATAGGTAAATATAAAAATGCATCAGAAGCATATAATCAACTTGTTGAAGAAGAACTATATGAATATGGACACGATGGTTATAATGGTACAATAACTACATCAGAAGGATTCTTTATGAGAAAAGATCATCCAAGATATGGAACAAAAAAATGGGATGATTTCTACGAAGAAACATTAGATGGAACAAAGTGGTCTAATTGGAATTGTATAGAAATTAAAGGTGCATTTCTAAAACATTTAAAAGAAATGAATGGATATAAAGGCAAAAGAAATATTAAAGCTTTTGTATTTTGGGGATTGGCGGCAACTTAATGAACATAACATTATTCGGAATCCCTTTATTTAGATATGCAATTATAAAAACAAAGGACTACAGAGGTATTAAAACAGTATTCTTTGGTATATTATTACTTACATTTGGCATCGGATATCAAGAAGGATATCATCATCATATGTCATTTGGTATACTAAATACTGAAGTATTCTTTGGATTTACACTAAAAGATAGGATGTTACCATGACAACAACAAACAAATGGACAAAAACAGCAGAAGACCTGTTGTTAAATAGAAAAATAGTTAAAATAGAATATATGTCAAAAGAAGAATGTGATCAAATGTATTGGGACAAAAGACCTGTTTGCATGCTATTAGATAATGGTGTGTGGATATTTCCATCTCAAGACGATGAGGGAAACAACGGAGGAGCATTGTTTACTACAGATAATAACGAACCTTGCTTACCAGTATTATGAGCGATAAACAAGTATATACAAATTTAGCTACTGAAAGAATGCAAAGGTTAATTAAAAATATAGCACTTTTAGAACAAGTAGATAGACAACGTATGTCACAAAGTGGCAAACATTATCTAGATGAAATCTGGAAAGCTTTAGGTATGCCTACATATGATGAAGCTATCAGAATGAGAGAAGAAGAAGAATGAAGTGGGACTTAGAGTTTAGAAAAAATGGATGTGAAGTCTATGTATCTAGCGTAACTGACTCTATCTACGTAGGAGATATGTATACAAATACTCCAAGTCATATTAAAGCTAGAAACATAACACATGCTAAAATAATAGCAACTGCTTTAAATAACCATTATAGCGAGGAGGAAGAATGAGCGGCAAGGCACCTAAACAAAAAGGCAACAGAATAGAACGTGAGTGTGTAAATCAAGCTAAAGGATTTGGCTTTGAATCTAAACGAGCGTGGGGATCTGATGGAAGATCACTTGGTTGGCATGAAGAAGTAGATATGACTATTACTATAGGAGATAGTCTAAAAAATGACTTATTCAAGTTTCAGGTCAAAGGTCGTAAAAAGATTGGAGAACTGTACAAACCTTGTGATGATGTATATGGACAGATATTAAAAGAAGATCGTAAAGAGCCACTAGTTACAATACGATACAAAGACTTGTTAACCTTATTTAAAAGGATAACAGGCTAACTTTAACAAATTAAACTTATGAAAGGACCTCTTTCGTATGTGGAATGTTGAAGACTGACAAATAATGAGGGTGCTTGGTTGGCGTTAAGCACCCTTATATTGGAGAATATAATGAAATTAAGCGAATGTTGTGATGCTAAAATAATATATAGTGATATATGTTCAGATTGCAAAGAACATTGTGGAGTATATGAGGATAATGAATGAATAAATACACAATAAGTAAACCTATATGGGATGGAGGATTTAATGAAAGATGCATCGGTATAGCAGAATTTAGGCTGCCGTGCATTGTAAATATCTCTTATAAAGATAAGTTTGATAACCTTGTTTACCCAGATAAATATATAATTAAACAATCTGAGGCAAAGAAGTACCCAATTAAAACTATAGGAAGCGTCTCTTTACGCATCATTCCTATTAGTAAGTTAACCAGACATAGCAATATAGAAGATCCCTTGATTAAAAGCATTGTAGACACCTTAAAAGGGATGATAGAATATCAGTATAACAACCAAGATACAGATAAAGTAGTATTTCACGATGGTGCTTGGCATGGATACGTAACGGGATTAGAAGAAGCGTTAGAAAAAGTAGAGAAGATATATGAAACAAGATAATAGCATACCGCCACAAGAAGCTTATGTCTATATAAAAGAACTTGAAGATATGCTACATATAGCAATAGATTGTTTAGATAACATTATTACTACTCAAGCAAATAGTGCTAAGTATAGAAAAATAGCTAAAGAATCATTAACTAAAATACTGGAGAATCCACATGCTCAAACCAGAAACAATAAATAATATAGAAATAGTATTAGCAAGATACGGAAATAGCTTAGACCTTGGAAAAGCATTAGACCGTGAAAAGCTAGCCTCAGAAATATGGGACAGTCTTGTTAAAGTTTTAAATAATAAAGATAACTATAATTATCAAGGAATACCGGAAGCAATCAATCAAGGAGACGACATAGAATATAACTTTATATCTCCTCACGATCCCGGTGATGAACATCACGCAAAAGACGAAGAAGAATAAAGAAATCAGGCTCCTTTAACCGGGAGCCCTTTCTTTTTTTTCCACGCCTCACGTTTATACTTTAAAAACTCTGCACCTTCGTAAGGATTAAATATAGTAGTTATAAGTTTGTTATCATCGTCTTCGTGATACGGGTCTATAATAGTAACAGGAGCATTGAATATATTTTTATCATCTAATCCTAATTTATCAGCATAACTATCCATTATCTTAAATGATGCTACTTGTATAGCATGACTAATTAAACCACTAGCAGCGTCTTTTAAAACTTGATAACCTGAAACGTGAGTGTGACCACACGTTAATATATGGTCTTTCCAACCCATTTGTGCTGCTTTAGCAACGCCGTGAGCAGTATTCCACATTGAATTGCCTTTAAACATATGCCTAGCATTTACTCTAATTTCTTTTCCATTTGGAAATACAAGATTTAATCTTGCTCCCCATTGCTCATAAACACCACTATGTTCTCTCATAATAAATTCTAACGGGTCACCGTCTCCACTCCAAACATCGTGATTACCAGCAACTAAATATAGCCATTCAACTTGATTTACAAAGTGCTCTGTTAATCTCCATGATTCCTTAGCTGAAGTAGATTGCTGCCCATACAATGCTTGCAGCCTACCTATCCAATTGTTTTGAATATCCCCTAGATTACCACCAAATAAACCTTCGGTTTTATTTACTAAATTACATAAAGAATATATCTCAGCTAGATCAGTACCGTCATCGTCTACATGAGGGTCTCCAAAATGAAGTATTCCGATGGGTCCTTTAATATTGATATGTACATCAATAAGCTTTCTAGCTTTTTTAGCTTTACGCTTTTGATTGTATTGCTTTTTTCGATGTTCAATAATTTCATCGATTGGAATAAAATCAACCTCTTGTAAATCTTTTGTAAAAGGAGACTTTTCAACAATTTTAGGTGCTATTGTCTTGCCGTTACAAGCATAGCACATCCATCTTTGTCTTTTTCTAGTCTTCCAATACTGAAATCCGTCTTTTCTGATTCTTCTTGAGCCACATTTAGGGCATGCGATAATATCGCCCTCATCGTTTTTAATTATACTCATGGTATGTGGGACCGAGCTTAATATTTCTTTTTGGGTTTACTAGAAGTCTTTTTCTTTTTAGTAGTCTTGTATTGTTTCCTACGACTCTTATTTAAGTCGTTCATGTTTTTACGTGTAGCCATTCCTCTTGCCTTTCTTATCCTAATTCAGTAGAATATTTTCTACCATCCCAGTCAAACTGGTCTAAACCTTTTTCTCTAGCTTCTTTAAAAGCATATCTAAAATCTTTAGCTTTTAAACTTCGCTTATCATATTTACCATAATCCCCGCCTTTTGTTTTTACTGTCCTAAGAACATTAGATAACATAGCATCTTTAGTTGCTTGGTCTTGTAATTCCCACATTTTACTACCTAAGTGGTCAAATGGAGCATCTGCAAATTTAGGATTATAATCTCCTGTTCTCATTCTTTTATTATATTGATCTCTATCAGAAAAACTTGAATATGCATCTTCTCTTCTAGCTGTATTATCAATTGAAGTAAATTTAGGTCTTTCAGCGTACTTTGAAAAAGATGGCAACCAGCCTTTTAATTTTCTATCTAATTTATTATACCAATTCATTTTAGGAACAGACTCGCTTGTTCCTTTATGACCATATAACTCATGCCCTAATTCATGTGCAATACCACTACTACCACCTGTGCCTTTCATATAAATTTCATTTCCCCAATGAAAACCACCAGAAGAAAGCCCTCCAGTATCTCCCCTGATTTCACCATACATCTGTTCTGGTACTGCATAAGCTTTAAGTTCTTGATTTTTAACTCTACTTACAATATCATCTACAGACCTACGTGCTTCTCCACCATATCTATTTTGTTGTTTTACAAAATCTAACAAAGCAGGTCTTGCATTTTGAGTAAACTTTGCTAAAAGCTCAGGATCATATTGATACCTAGGTAAATGAGGTCTATTTTGATAGTTTAGCGAATTAGTATTACTATGATTGTGACCATTTGAATGTGAATGATTTTGTCCCATAATTAATTTTCCTTATTATCCCACTCTTCACCTTCTTGGTCAAGGTCATCAAGTGTAGTCGCTATATAATCTTTACGCATATCTTCTATTTGTTTTTTCTCATACCTTCGTACAAACTTGTCAGTAGGTAATCTAAAAAATTGTTGCATGCCTCTACCAACCGTAGTGCCATAAGGCTCGTTGAATGTTTTATCAACGGACCTAGCAAACCTACCAAACGGGAAAAGAGTCCACGCTTGGTAATCGGCAAATCTTTCCCAATCTCCATTAAGCAACATTACTAAACTTTGAGGTATTCTTGCAATAGGCGGTGTTATGATTTGTAAAGGTGCTATAGCCCTTGGATATGTACCAAAAAAAGCTCTCTCTCGCTCTCTAGCATCGCCCCAAAGCAATTCAGATGTCTCTACCATCCAATCAAATGGAGGAGGAGTAGCTACATCAAATAAGCTGTAAGCATAAGCAGAGCCTAACGCCATTAGCATTGCATTAATAACAAATAGTCTTTGAAAATCATCATGTGCTTTTGTACCCGGCTCAAAGCCATACATCTTAGCTTGCTTATAAATTTCTCTTTGAAAAGCCATTTGGTTTTGTACATAATTTTTAAACCTAGTAAGTACCTTACCAGTAGCTGTACGCATGAAAGCACTTCTACCAACGCTATGATAAACAAACTGAGTAGCCTCAACGCCTTTTAAAGCGTGTTTAACCACAGCTTCGCTGTTCATATCGACCTTACCTGACACTCCATTAAAACTATCCCTCATTTGCAACATATGTGATAAGAATGAATTTATTCTCAACCATCTTTCTGATGCTTGCATAGGAAATGAACCTGCAAAAAGAATAGCTTCATCTATTCCATGCCTTCTGGCAAGCTCCATAATAGTCTCTTTATTAGGATCAGGATTCCTTAATAATAACTTCTGAAAATCCTTAGCAAATTCTTGTATTGATTTTTTGTTTTTTATGGTACTTAATTTTGGGTTGAAATCAAGTTCGTTCTTTATATATTGTTCAACAACTCCCCTCTCAATCGCCCATTTCTTCAAGTCTTCTTTAGTCTTTACAGACTTACCATTTTTAAACTTTAATTGATAATTACCATCAACATCTTTGAGTAAATTCTTCTCAAGGTATTTAAAACTCATTGCTCTAGTAAAGTTTCTTAAACCAGTCTTAGTAACTGTGTTCAAAGAACCACCAAATAAGTTACCAGTAGCTACACCAGTATTAGCAAGTAGCGTAAGTAACTGATACTTTGCCTCTAGTGCACCCATATCATGTATTATTCTAGAAAGTTGTTCAGACCTAGCCTTATCATTACTAGATAATTTAAACGGCAGCTTATCTGTCTTAAAAAACTTTAATATACGATCTAGCTTTTGAATCATTTCATGGTCGCTAGTCTGATAATACATATTCTTTTTTAACTTTAATGGGTCACTACTCTCCATAGCCTTCAAAACCCAATCAGAAAAAGTAGTCTTATATCCAAGAGAATCACGAAGATACATTCTGTAGAACTCTGCATGGTCTTTAGTATACTTACCAAAAGGATTTTTATCTGTCATTAACTCTATCTGTCTATCTCCCATAAGAGCAGCAAGATTTTTAAAGCGTGATTTTATAATGCCTTCTTTATATCTTTTAATAGCATCATATTCCTTCATATATCCCGGCTTCTCTTCTACTTGTCTCTCTAATATATTCTTAGGTCTAGAAAAGAATCCTACTTTAACTAAATCAGATACAATAGCAGCAACATCAGAAGACATATCAACCTGAGTTAATGCTTCATGTATATGACTCTCTCCATATTGAGTTGGATGAGATAATCCTTCTCTTAAATATTGATACTTAGCTACTATAGCTGGCTCTATTAATTCTTTTAGAATATTAATATCTTTAGTCTTTTCATATTCTTCAAGTCTTTTATTTAATTTATCGCCAGATTCTTTATTTAATAGCTTGCCTTGCTCTTTTAAATATTTAATAGTGTTACTAGGGTTACTTAATAACCGACTTAATTCTAATTCTAATTGATTATTATAAAACTCATCGTGAATTCTTTTCTCTGCTTTTGTAGGATTTGATCTAAACATATGGGGGAAATAAGTTTCTTTATCCTTCCTGCCTATAGGTTTAAAAGCAGTCTCTAATTTCTCTTTAGTTTTCTTATCCTTTAATCCGTTATTTCTCCATAGTTTTCTAAACTTAGACGGGTTATCTATCTTTTTATTTTTAATAACTTGCTCAAGCTTATGCTCATACTGTGCTCTATAAATAGCTTCTAAAGGAATCTCTGTTATATCCTTACCTTGCCAAGCAGGTTCAACTACCTTTTTATAAAAATTATTAAAGTCAAACTTACCCTTATTCCATCTCATATAATCTGATACCTGAACAGATTTACCTGCTGCAATATCACTTTCTACAGATTTCCAATCTTTAGTTGCATAAATATATTCATTACCAAACTGCTCTAAATCAGCCTTAACCTTACCCACATAAGATTCAATCATTTCCTTACCAGTAAATGTTTTTATCTGGTCTTTACCTGTAGATATTTCAAATTTCTTATTTAAATAATCTGGAATATCTTCTATCTTAACCTTCTTCTCTATTACATCTACTACATGATTCATTAATTCCACACGTTCATTCGGAGTAAGATTTTGAAGATTGCTAAATGGTCCTTCATCCATTTTATCTAATTCTCTAGTTACCTTAGCTTCAGATTGAACCACCATCTTACTTAACCATTCTCTCATTGTTCCATGAGTAGACATAATTCTTTTTACATCTCTAATAACTACCCTATCTTTACTCTTAACAGGAACATTAGCCTGTTTAAATATATTAACCTCATAAGCAAGAGTCTTCTTATCTAACGTAGCTGGTCTATTGTAGTAAAAGATTTTCTGTATACGCATCGGGTCCCTATCCTTAGTAGCAGGGAAGTTGTCTTTTACAAAATTATCTATCCAGCTTTGCTTGCTTTTAGGGTCATAGTAGTCAAAGAATCTTAATAGATTATTAACATCATTCTTTGTCATTGTACTAAAATCTCTACCTACACCACCTTCAAACTCAGTAGTATACTGAATAAAAGCATCCTCTGGATGTTCAGCCCAGAAAGGATGTTCTGCCATACGGTCTTTTAATTTTTTTATTCTAGCATCAAACTCAACATCTCCTACAAATTCTTGCCCCATAAACTTAGAAAAACTACTATTGATCTTTGCGTAACCAGAGGGCTGATGCATATAATCTTTAAATCCTTCAAGCTTATCTACTTGTTTAGTTGCATCTAATCCTGCCATCTCTGTTACAACATCTAATTCTTTAAATACTTCCTGCACAGCCTTATTGCTTATTGCTCTAGACTGCCACGGCATTCTACTATGGTATCCAAATGGTTGAGATTTAAGAAAAGGACTTAATAAATAAAGGTCAAGGTACTCTTCAAAAGGCTCTGACTTCATGCCTTGTTCACCAAGTTGCTGCCTTATTCTATTTTTTAATTCAATAACATCTGAATCATAGTCATTAAAAGAACTATTTTTATGTTCTGCATCTGGATTATCATCGATGGTCCTATATTTTAATTTTAACTTATCTGCTTCCTTAACTAATACCTTTAAATTCCTAGTTACATCTTGCTTGCTGCCACCTTCTGATAAAATTCTCTGCTCTATAGCATGAGCCTTTCTAACTAAAGAAAGAAAACTTGCTATTTTAATATTTTCTTTTCTTAGTATTTCAGAAAAATTCTTCCAATCTTTTTTTTCACCTGCAATTGCAGCCTTATTTAATCCCTGTCTAATATTCTTTTCAGTAGAAAGACCAATCATTAAATCTAATTCTTTAGCTAACGGGTCCTTATTTATAATGTCTCTTAATGCACTTAACAGCCTAACATTAGATTGATACGGATGAGTAAATGTCATCTTATCTAATCCATCAGCCTTAGCTTTTTTCGCTATTAAACTAGTTAAATTCTTAGGCTCATGTTTAAACGATTCAGACGTTAAAGTTTCTGCTGCAAGTCTTTCTTGAAACTCATGAAGTTCCATAGAACCTTCTTCTGCTTTAGATCTAGCATTAGGTTTCATAGTTTGATTCATCTTATGAACCTTACCTAAGTCAGTAGAGTTTGTCATGTTTCTAAAATCTGCTGAAGAATAAGAACTTCTCATAGTGTCATACTTAGGGTCCATCATCCACTTTGGAGGAATATACTCTACATCAAAAGCTTGTTTAAATAGTTGCTCTGGAAATCTTGTATATGATCTCATCTTAGGATAGTTACCAGCATCAGCAGACCTATTTAACATTTCTCTAGCATAGCGTCTTACATTATAACTAGAATCTGGTTTTAATCTTAATATGTATTCACCTAAATCAGATTTATAATCTAACCCATAACCTTTCTTTTTATGTGCCTTAACTGAAAGCTCACCACCATTAGCTGCAGCCATATCCATCCAAGATAATACTGTCATTCTTGAGTTAATAGCCCAGCCTATACCAAGATTACCTTGATATACATTGCGAGCTACTTCTTTTCTCATAGAGGGAGATAGAATACTAGCCGCATGTAAATATGGAGCTTCATTAGCTTGCTCATTAAATACCTTATCTAACTCACTAGACTTACCTTCAATTACAATACCATTCTTTTCCCATTCATTTTTAACAGAATTGTAAGCATCTTTAGTTTTTTTATCAAACCCGTGGTAAACAAACATTGAATCAGAATCTTTATCCATACCACCTAAATACGCATCATCTTTTGGATGCGTTACAATAGCTTCACCTTCCTGTCCTGTAAAACCTTTAAATCTTAATACTCTAGCACCACTAGATGAATCAGCAGGTACTCGAATAACAACAAATTCATAATCAAATTTATCTAATGCTTTCTTAGCTTTATTATATACACCAAGTGATTTTAATTTGTTTACATTCTCAGGTCGTTCAATTCTTTTTTGTGCAGCAACAACTTCACCTAAAGTAACTTTGTTACCTTTTTTCTTAGGAAAAAATATCTTAATTATATCTGCATTAAAATCTACAGGCATATTCTTCTTACCGTTATCCATTAAGAATGTACCTGCCTCAACCTTATTATCTTTTAATACCTCTACATCGTAAGGTGCTGCCCATCCTTTACCAGAAAACTGCCACTTAGGTCTAAGATATCTGTCTATTATATATCTTTTATAAGCGTGTTCCCAAAACTTATTAGTTGCTTTAAACCCATCAGCTACTGCATCTGTTGTACCAACTGTATTAAAGATACGCTTGTTTCTAAATATATAATCACGCCATTGGTCATCTGTAAAATTAAGATCAGCTTCACCTTCTTGTAGCTTATCTTTATCTACTCGCATAATATGGTCTCTTACATACTGCCTTAAATTTTTAAGGTTTTTACCATCAGAAACCAGTATTTCATGAATATTCTTAAGTGAAATGCTGTCTATATCTAAATTTTTAAAGTCAAAGTCTTTAGACGGCTTTTTAATATAATCTTCTATTAACTTATTTTGCTCTGGTTTACCATTAATAATAGGCTCATATATTGTTTTAAATACATGATCTACTACGCCCGGATGTTGACCTTCATTTAAATTACCAAACAACTGACGTACTAACATCTGCGGAGCATTTGATTTCTTTGGATTTTCATAAACACCAAGGTCTAATCTAAGGTCTGATATCGGCATCTTTCTGATATCCATTTGGTCCATAGGAAAATATGTTCCATCTTTGTAGTCATATTTTGCAGCTTTTATACCACCTCTATGTTTAGCTGCACTTGACATTAGAACCATATCTAAATCATTAGCTTCCATAAACTTATCCATAGACTCACTTGCTCTGCGACCTGCTGCCTTACCAATCATTACACCCGTATCTAACTTAGTAGCAATTGTAGGCTTTAACATTCCAGTCTTTTCTAATAGATCATTTACAAACTTGTCACCAGACATAAACCCAGACTTCTTAACAAGTTCATTCCATACAGAACTTCTAATATATATTGTACCATCAGTAGCAGATTCATAAGGTCTTTCAACTATTTCCTTACTACCATCTGACTTAGTTATTTCAGTTTTATACCACATATCAGGATGTTCATCCTTACTAGCAATAAAATCTTCAAGTATTGTTATGTTTAAATCTTTTTTTCCATTAATCTCAAAATTGGTTGGAATATTCTTTGTGTGAAATACCTGCTCACGCTTATTTCTATCTACAACATTTCTAGCACCAACCTTGCTATTCATTAACTTCCCTACTTGAGTAAAGTCTTCCCCACCTCTTGTAAATAATCCGTGTCTTTCAGCTTCATATAAAAGATTACTTTTCCAAGCCTTGTCATGCATATCTTTAACATGCTGCATCATACCTTCTGATTCAATACCATCTTGAAACCATTCGTATTCTTTAGCTACGCTAAAATCGTAATTTTCTCTTACTTCATTTTTTAATTCATTAAATAATCTCTTCTGCTCACCAGCACTTAAATTTTCTGTCTCTAATCTTTCCTGCAGCATACCTCTTGCTAGGGTATCTATCATATTATCTATACCAACACGATTTATATCAGGATGATGAAGACTAATTTTTAATACACCCTTATCCTTAACACCTCCATCTATATACATATTCTGAGAATTAAGATGGTCCTCAATAGCAAACCAATCTTTTTGAGTTACATGGTAATCTATCTTACCTTCTTTAAAGTTAGGCTTACCAGCAAATGGTTTAAATGCAGATATTGTACCTTTAGAACCTTCAACTCCCTTAGGATTAATATATTGCAAAGTAATAATTTCTCTACCATCAAACTTCTCAGCAGGAATATCCCACGCAGGTTCACCTGTACGACTTTCTCCAATAGGATGTTTAGAGTCCATTCTAAGACCACGATAATCCCCACCTCTTGGCATAGATTCTACAGAACTTATTGTTCCATCTGGCTTTCTAAATATTTGAACAAGCATTTGATGTCTTGAACTTTGCCTTGGGTCACCTAAATCTTCAGGCATAGGATTTTCCCAAGCCTCAAGATCAACAAGAATACCACCTTGTATTATTTTACCTGCTTGTTCCCTAGCTATATTATCTACATCTTCGGGCTTATAGTTGTCACCTTTACGTTTTTTAGCCTCATTATTCAAATATACATCTAATTCTTGCTCGTTTTTCCATAAACCCATTTTAAGCATGCTAATTCGAGCTTGGTCGGCAGATTGTTTATAGACGTAGTCTTGTGTCTCTTTTGAATTATATCCAAAGAATCCTCCCAGTAAATACTGGTACATTTGTATTTCAATAGGTTGTTCTTGTAATGTGGTAGGTAATCCAGTTATCATAGAACCTATACCAGCTTTAATTAATTGCTCTGCTTGCTGATGATTTTGAACATTCTTACTTTTAAGTAAGTTGCCTATTTGTCTAAAGTTTCCTAACCCACCAAAAGCACCACCTGCAATTGCACCATGCATCATAGAATTTAATACTTCATCTGGTCCTCCCCAGATACTACTAGCACCACTAGCTACACCTAAATGAACAGCGTCATTCATAATACCACGTGTAGCACTACCACGCTTCAAATAATCTAATGATTCTAATCCAGCTTTAGCGATACCTCTATTTAATAGATCACTAGCTTTATCACCAAATATCATAGGTACTGAAAACTTATTTATTGATTGAGCACCAAATGCCCCTTTTTCAAAAGCTTTCTTAACGCCCATCATTCCTAATCTAGATGCACCTGCAGCCAAACCTTTTAATGGGATAGCAGCAATACCGGGAGCAAAACCTACAAGGTGTCCCATTGAATGTGCTAATGCTTCATATGTATTGCGAGGCTGTCTGCCTATAGGTATAGTAGTGAAACCTTCTGCAAGACCACCAACTGCAGACTCAGCTACATTTCTTAAATTAAATTCTGTTGATACCCTGTTAAAAGTAAGGTTAGTTTGCTTTGCTAGATCCTGTAATTCGTCAAGCTGTTCTTCATTGAACATATTAGGGTTGCCCCTATACATATCAATAAGTCTTTTAACACGTATAGACTCTTGAGCATATGACATGTGTTATTTAAAAAGGTCTTAATTGATCGTATACTAAACCAGCATCTGTTGGGGAAAAACCTCTTGTTCCAGCTAATTGAAGTAAACTACCTTGACCCAACTGTAATGGACTTGCTCCTAATTGCAATGGACCTGAACCTAGTAACCTAGGAGAAGGAACTAGACTTCCACCGCCTTCATAAGGAGGAAGTAATCCACGAGGAGATGTCTGTACTCCTTCTGCAGCTTTTTGAATTATATCATCTGCTGCACCGCCACCACGATTAAACATAGAGCCAATTTTACCAACGCCTTTCTTTAATATACCACCAGCACCAGCTAGTCCACCTAAAGTTCCAATGCCTCCACCTACTTCATCAATACCACTTTCACCTAGAACTGTATCACCCCTAGATTCTGGTCGCCATTGATTAGGCATCATACCAAAAGTAGCCATATCAGCAAAGTCAAAAGCTGCTTTTGCACCGGGTCTACTTGTACGTTGAAAATCAAGTCCAAATTGTTGAGATAGATTAGCAATCATCTCAGCCTCTGAGTCAGAAAAAGAACGTGGATCATCATTATATTGACGAGATAGTTCTTGTACTGCCATAAAATTAATAGCCATAATTATTATTCGCCTTTTTTAATAAGTTTTTTCATAGAAGAATCTACATATTTTTGCAACTTATTTGATTCTTTTGAAGTCATTGCTTGTATTTTTCTTACGTTAGGCATTTCTTCAGACTCACCTAACTTGCCACTTACATATTGAAGATAATCATGATGACTTACGCCTTCATCATTTGTTTGACTTTTCATCATTTCTGGAGTATCAGCATATGTAATAACAAAAGATTTTTCTCCTGTTTTTTTATTTGTAGTTAATAACAAACCGCCTAATCCACCTGTTGATTTTTTTATTTCTTGCCTTAAGCTTTCATATGGTCCAGCAGGGCTTTGGTCAATTCCAAATCCAAATTTATCTTTAGCCATAACTAATACCTCGCTACGTCTTGCATTTCTAAATTACCCATACTTGGTCCTTGTCCTTGAATAGTACCGTGTCCAAACTGGTCTTTTCTTTCATATTGAGGAGCAATAGCCACAATAAAATTTTTATAATCATTATCATGCATATCATCAAAGCCATAATTAGATAAATCAGAAATTTGTTCACCTTGTTTCATAAACCATTTATCTTTTAATAGTTTTTTCTTTTTTTGAACATCGGCAGAGTTAACAAATTCTTGAAATTCAGGGTTTTTAATATATTCGTCCCCTTTTTCTTTCCAATCTTTAGTAGTCCTATCCCAAATGCCTTCCCTTTCAGTCACTTTACGCCAAATATTAATATGCTCTTTAAACCATTGTTCATCCATCTTAGCATTGCTTAATTCATTTTTATTAGGTTCTTCATCTTTTGGTATGTTTCTTCCAGACCACCCACTCCCGCCTAATCTACCCATAGCAGCCGCTCCTGCAGCACCAACTGTAATTGGAACAGCTATTGGACTATCAATGTATGTTGAATAACCCTTTTTTAATAAGTTTAATAATCCTGATGCCATAATAAGTCCTATGGATAATAGCCACCTACTGAACCAGCAGTAGTAGCTCCTAATAATCCTGTTTTACCTAATAATTGAGGTTGAAATACCGGGTTCTGATAAATAGACATCCATTGTTCTGGGGTTAAATCAACACTCATACTTTCAATATCTCCAAATACCTGACTAGCATCTCTAGGCTTTCCATATTTTTCTTCAGCTGCTTCTTTAGCTACTGTTCTTTCAGAATCTAAAATTGAATAATCTGTAAAAGGAATTTTCCAGTCTTCTTCACCGGGTCTAAATACCTGTTCAAAGAATCCCATATCCTTACGTTGCTGTCTGTATTCTTCATCTAACTGCATACGCTGTTTCATTTCTTTTAATAAAGGTTCCTTAACTTTTTTCCAAGCCTCTCTACCTTTTTTCTGTTCACCAAAAATACTTTCATTCATAGCCATCTGACGTTCACGCATATCAAAGTCAACTAAGTCTCTTTCTCTTTGCATATTTAAAGACGTATCTTGCTGGTCTAGTCTCCTAGTATCTAGCATTTGATCTATATCCATCTTACGCATAGTAAGAAGCAACGAAGGCATCTCGTTCATAAATTCATTTATATATTGACCTGCTTCATATTGTGCCATAATTAAACTCCTAAATTGTTAATCATAAGGATCATAATAATCATTCATATCGGAATCGTATTGAGCCTCGGTTACCCAAGAACCACCATCCCACACCCAAGTATTTCCACCAAATTCATATCTTGAACTACCGCCGCCTGTTGGGTTAGCAGGAGGATTCCAACCTGCTAAATCTGTTGGAGGAAGTGGAAATCCATTATTATTATTGTTACCACCAGAACCATCGCCATATCCGATACCTGCAGCATCTTGACCTATTAATCCCGTAGCAATACTTCTAATTTCAGATTGTGCATCTCTTTGTGCACCTAATTTTTGTTGTGTAAAATCAAGTAATCCACCTTGCATAGCTTGACCATATTGCTGTTGAATTCCTTGTAAACCTTGTTGCATTCCGTACTGAGCCCTCCCGAATCCGGGATTAGATGCAGATGATATACCTTGTCCACCACCTAATTGCATTGCTTGCCCAGTAGCTTGTGATTGCAGTCCTGCCATACCTTGACCAAAACTCGCTCTTGCCATACCAACATCTTCACCATATTGTTGACCTATGCTAGAAAAATACTTACCTACTTTATCTGATTCTACATCAAATCCCAGCCCAGTAAGGTATGACTCATAGTCTAAATTTGGATTATTTGTATTACCCATAGCTGCCTGTAACCATGGATTTGCTCCACCGCTTCCACCATAATTACCTTGTCCACCTGAACCACCCATAAACTCAGGACTATTAACAAAACCTGAATTTTGGTTTCCTCTATAAATATTTCCGCCACCTTCATGAGGTAGTGGATTTCCATATATATCAGGCATTAATGATACCCATATGGACTAATAGAATATCCTGCCCTATCTGCAGCGTAATTAGTTGTATTATACGATGCAAATGGATCATAAGGCTGAGCATTAAGATTAGTAGTAGGACTAGTTGTAGTTGGTAAACCCGGATTTAAAACAGGAGTGCCACTATTTGAAGATTCTACTAAATTCAATAAAGAATTATTAATTGGATTAGAAGGAGCAGATACTACTGGTCCAGCAGATGCTACTTGACTATCGCCAACAGATGCCCAAAATTCATCATCTGTTTGATTTAACCAAGGATTATCTCTTAATCCCTGCTCAGTAACTTTTTCAGCATATCTATCCCCACCAATTCCAGTATTTCTCGCTAATGGGTCCATTGCTTTACCTAAATTATAAGCACTAAACATATCTCTACCAGTATCCATAACCATACGTTCACGCATACCTTTTTGATAATTACCTATTTCTTTTTTAAAATCTCTTTGTGCACCTTGATAAAAATCAGTATTAATGTTTTTATTAGCATCCTGTTCTCTACCACCATATAAAGCCCTACCTGCAGATCTTCCTGCTAAAGCTCCTAAACCAGTTATTGCTGCAGCCGTAATAGGATTAGCCATACCTAGTGTAGCTAAAAAACTACCACCAAAACCTAAAGCTCTTCCCCAGCCACCAGCTTTAGAAGCTCGCTCTCTTCTAGCCATCTCTTGTTCTTGAGCAAGTTCAATATCTCTACGAGACTTCGCACCTTGCCCAGATATTAATAGTTGTCCTATACTAGCCATAATATTGCTCCAAATATAATATTATATAATTTATTTTAATATTGTGAATATCCATTAAATATTTTTCTTAAATAGTGACTTCAACTGCCCAAACTGATGTTGCAGTATAAGTTATATCTCCGCTATGAATAGAACCTGCTGCTTGCATAGATATACCTGCATTATCACCTACTGAAAATTTAGGCTTATTATCAAAATGTGTTCTTTTTACATTAATTAAAGTTCTGGCTTCTATTTCGCTCATTTCTTCAGGATATGTACTAGTATCGTGATCCCATACTGCTGTAGCTACTGTATCTGTTGTTCCATCGCCGTCATCCATTTTTCTTAATTTAAATGTTATATCACGGTCTCCAGATGTTATAGTACTAAACCTTATCATTAAATTTTGTAAAGTCATTTCATAAGGAACTAAAAAAGAAGATGACACTCCAGCTAAACTTGTATGTTCATCTACGCCAAACCAAGGTATAAATATTTCAGTAGTTCCAATATCATCAGTAAAATTATGTGTCATTATTTTATATGATGTAAATCTCTTAGTAAACTTTAACTCTTCTGCCGTTAATGTGTTATCTACTATTTGATTACCATCAGTTGTCATGTAAGACACCCAAAGACGACCCTGTTCTTTTCTGTATCTTGCAAGCCTGTTATCTTTAGTAATATGAATTACTTCTTCACCTTCACGTAAGGTTGCAGCAGAGGGTTGTGATTTTACAGTCTGAATCTTTTCCTGTTTAGAGTTAGCTATCTGTCTTGATACTCTATCCATTAAGCCATTCTTTTATGTATAGGTCTGTATTCAATTCCTATATCATTAATCTTTATTAAATTTTCAGCAGAAGCATCTATTTTTACCATAATAGTAGATGCTGGTGGAGGAGTTGCTATAGCCCACTTACCTTTTTTCCATCCTGCTGTACCACTATCTATAGTAGAAGGACCAGCAGATGTATTAGTCCAGCTAGTACCGCCATCTGTACTATAATGCACATCTGATGCTATACTTGCAGTAGCTTGATAAGTAATGTAAATAGCATATATCTTTTTCATTACATTAGGGTCGCCAAGTGTAAAATTCTTTGTTTGTAATTCTACACCAGTTTGAGCTTGAGGACTTCTATGTAGTTTATAAAACTCAGCTTGATCTGTTCCAGAAGTATCAATATACATAACTCCTGTATTAGGACCAGAAGAAAAATTAGTATCTACTGGGTTAGTAATTGCATCGTGTGTAAAATCAATTAAATAAGTAAAGTTTCCTTTCTTTAAATCACACATATAAGCATCGCCATTAGATGAAAAATCCTTTACTACAAATGCAGATGACTTTACTTCATCATATATAATACCACTTGAAGTAGTTGCAAAGCTATACCAAGTATCATCATCAATTTTATTTTCTGTTAAATCTCTTATGTTTTGACCATCGTATAAAAATAAACCATTTTTATTTACCCACATTACTCCATATTGAGTTTTAACTACAGCTAAATGACTATCTACTCCCATATAATTTTTAGTGTCTTCTAAGAACCAATTAGAATCACTAGGGGAAGATATATTTATAATATCCATACTGTTTTTCTTAAAACCAAGCAACCTATCAGCGTATGATTGTATTGCCATATAATGATCTGAGTCACCTTTAGCTGCTTCAATAAAATTAAATGAAGGAAATACATCATATCTATTAGGCATAGAATACATAATCCTATCCTTAAATTCAGTAAGGTCAGCCTCTCCTGCTATGCCCGGTATTTTATGCTGCCCTTTATTCTCATCTTTAATTCTAACATTGCACACAAAAGCCCTACTATTAGATACTACAGCGTCTTTCCAGTTTTCTCCAACTCCTCCAATATCGTTAGAAAAAATAGAAGAAGGATAGCCATTAATTACTTCATAAGTCACCGGATTCATGCTTTCTACAACCATATAAGTATCAACAGCTGAACCTATATAAAAATCCACGCTAGATGCAGACTTCCATTCTGTATAATCTCCAGTTAAAGATATTCTAGCTCCTTTAGTTAAATCAATATCTAAAAGTAAATTCCACTCATCGTCTGTACCACTTTCTCTAATATAAATTCTACCACCAGATATACGTGGATCATAAGGACCTTTAGCACCTATTTGAATATTTAATGATTTTAAATCATTAGGTGTTATAGTTGTATCTAAAGTAGAAATTGGTGAGTTATCAAGCTTATTATAGTGACTTAATAAACTCTCTTGATTTCCATCATATATAAATGATTGTGCAAATTCATAAGTTTTTTCTTCAAATAAACCATCGCCTGCAGCATAACATTTTAAATTAAAACCCTTACCCGCTGTAGGATAAACTAAAGCAGTTCCACCGTCTTTCTCATATTGTCCATACGAAGGAGGTGCTAAGTTGTTATCTTTAGCATAGAATCCACTATATTCATTTGTATAAGGATTACCCGTATATGAAAAATGTTGCCTTGATATCCAACCGTACCACTTTATACTTGAGCCGACATCTCTATTAGTATCACAACATCGTATAGATTCTTCTGATTTGTAATATAAAACTTTACTTTTAGTGTTGTCAGAAGTATGTCCTTGTAAAGTTATTACATCTGCTGTCCAACCAATCTTTAAAGTTGAGTAGACGTCTATTTTATGCTCATCTGGATGTGCTAATAAAAGAATTTTATCGCCAGATTCAACACTTGTTACGGTTGCTGAAAAATAAAGACAAGGATCACCTACATTTCCCCCGCCTACAGCAGTAGGTAACATAGCAGAAGGAGTTCTATCTAGGTTAACTTCAGTAGTTCCGTTTCCTCCTACAACTGTATAAATACCATCTAATACACCTGCAGTAAAAGTAGTAGCTAGTCCACCGCCAGTTCCTTGGGTAGAACTTGATATAACTATTTCTGTTCCCGTTGGAAACCATACATGCATATCAATATTATCTCCCTCGTCACCATTACCACCATCAGTAGGATTATTTTTAACAGCACCGTCATTAATAGCGTACATATAAATTCTACTACCAGAAGTAGCAATTAAAAAACCGTGGTCAGTTCCAGTAGTAGTACCAGCTATAGCTAAAGACCTACTATTAGCAGCGTCTGCTCTATGATCTGTTTCGAAATATCCTAAACCATAACCAGCTTCTAAATGGTCTATATGAGTAGTATCATAAGTATTTACATAATTATTAGTGGCATTTTTCATATTAAAAGCACCACCAATAGCACCCTGCTCTGTAAATGACATATTCTTAGCTTCGGCTACTTCATTGTCTCCGATATCAGTAGCGTCTTTAAGGTTGTTTAAACCGCCGCTAAAGTCTTTTAATTGATATATTTGTTTAGGCATTAAACTTTATATAAGCACAAGAAACAGAAACATTATCTAATTTTTTTACGTTAGGAATTAAAATCATTGTTTTCGAGTACTTTAACCTTTTCATTATTTTATCTCCACATGAACTAGGTCATCAAAGCCATTATCTTTAACTTCACCATCACTATCCCAGTCGCCTCCCCAGCGAATATTTACACCCATCTGCTGTCCTATACCACGAACCATTCCACCCATGTAGTGGAATCTTTCTCTATCTTCCCAATCAATTGGGTAGGGAGCTAAGTCAACTGCCTTGCCTTCTAAATGTTTACTATACTTTGTCTTTGATTTTCCCTGAGCTACAAGTTCTATCTGTCTAGCCTCTGTTCTTAAGCCCTCTATAATGGTAACATCCATTATCTTTACCAGCTCATTTAGAACATTTACGAGTTCTGGCTTAACTCCCTTTAATCTTTCTTTAGATCTTTTTCCAAAGCGTGGCATACTAACCCCAAAGTTTCCATTTACTTTGAATAACTGCTTTAGCAACATCTAAGGCTTCCTTCATAACTCTATCCTTTTCAGATTTAGTTAGCTTCTTATCCTTTAATCCATCTTCTAAAGCCTTAACTAATTCGCCAATCTGCACAACAATATTTCTATTTTTTGCAGTTACTGATGTAGCATAACCTGCTATTCCTAAACCTACCATATATAGTAAATTAGACCAGCTTAACCATTCACTTACGAAGTCCATGTATTTCTCCTTTTATTTCCTTTAATGAAATTTTCATTTCTTCGATCTCAGCAGTTATTATATCTAATTTATAAGTTATTAGTTTCCTATCTGCTACAACCTCTTTTTTATCAACCTTTGATTCTAAGTCTTTTTTAATTATATCTATATCATATTGCATAAATCCAAATGCTAATGTTACAGAACAAATTAAAGCTACTATAGTTACAATATTTTCTAGTGATATATTAGTATTTAATTTCATTTGTTTCTAAGTCTCTCTACTTCTTTTTCAAGATATTCAATTCTTTGATTTTGTTTAATATCAGCTGGTATTTCTGCATCTTGATTAGCTTCCGCATCTTCTTCTATATCTTCAATATGAGATTCATTCATTGCAACTTGATATTCTAAAAATGATATACGAGCATTTAATTGACTATATCCCCATACTAACATTACAACAAATGTTACTGCTTGTATAATCATTGGTAATGATATACTTAAGCTACTATTATCTGATATAGGTTTAGTGTTTTCCATTTAATCTGCTAATAACGCCTTTTATTTCCGATATTTGATTATCCAAATCATTAATTTCCTTCGTAATTGAATCAAATTTTCTGTCAAGCTTGTCGTCACTTTGATTCCAACGGTTAATAAGTTTAATAACCATACCCTCCATATTTTCAAGTGTTTCACTTTGACCTCTATTTTCTGTTTTTAGGTCTCGCAAATTTTCTTCCTGAGCAGACCCTCTTTTGTTCATAGAGAATACCATAAACACTAGCAAAGCCCCTACGACAGCGATCATACCCCCTTCTGCGTACACTTCCATAAATTCCATTATCTTTTTCTCCGCATTTCACGATTTATAAAATAGTTATGATTAAAATCATCTTCTGTTAAAGTTATTTCCGTTTTCTTTTTTTCTTTCCCCAACTTAAAGGGTTTAAATTTAATTCTGTTTCGTACCATTCTAATTGTTCTTGCATTTGTGTTATTTTTTTATCTTCTTCTTCTATGTGCTTACTTACAAGGTCTTTAATGTTGGTATCAGCAAGTTCAACTCTTCGTTCAAGTTCACCAATTCTGTTTTCAATTTGTAAGTACGAATAAACAAGCCCAGCGACAAGAGCCAACACTTGAAAAGCCCACTTAAGATTGATAGATACAATAGCGTTGTCATTGAGAATGGTTCCACGATACGACCTTGCCGTTTTAGGTTTGCCATCACTCATACCTCATAACCAGCTATTGACCAGCCACTATCACAACTTCCAATAAGCACTAAACCACCAAGTACTATAAACAAAAATGCTATTATAGAAACGTAATCTTTCCAATCTTCATTCATAATACCATCCACCAAGCAGCAGCTACTTCAACAAATACATCCGATGCTGTATTAATTGCCCATCTTTGCTTGGTCCCATAAGTTTCTTCTGTACCTTCTACATATACCTCAAATATTTCCCATGCTATACCTATTATAAGTACCCATAAGACTGCCCATAAATCTGATGCACCTAACCATTGTGCTATCTTAGCTATAAATAATCCAGCTGCTATATGATAAGATGTCCAACCATCTAATGCTCCTGAACTAACTTGCCACCCGTAAAATGTTGCTAAAGGATTTTTCATATTACACCTGTACTTTTTTTCCTAATTCGTTACCTTCGCCATCAGTTATAGAAACAATTCTAGACAACAATTCTGCTTTAGTTTCACTACTACCATAACTAATACCACGTAGATCATACCAAGTTTTTATTTCAGCTTTAGTATTTGATTCATCAGGATATTCAGATTGAGATGTAACAATACCACCTATTAACTGATGCTTACCTACCATTATTCTTCCGTGACTATAATCACAATTATCTTCACATTTAGATACGTAATATTCTTC